AAAGCAACTCCGCAACATAGGCAGAGTTTTGGTAGCCGATCGATACATTTGAGAGGATAGGATCTACACCAAGATAGCGGTTAGTCATAAGGGTTGGTAGTTACGTATTAAGCGTGAGAAAGAGTAAAGAGGCACAAGCGAATTTCGAAGATGTCACCGTCGACCGCTACTTCGAGTGCTTGGCCAACGACAAAGTCTTTATCAGTGGTCGTCGCGACAGCTTTGCCACCAGTGGTAGCCGTTACCCAGTCGCCGATTGCGACATTACCGCCTGCTTTGACCTTCGAAGTGCCGAGGAACTGCACGGTTGCCTGCTCGCCGGTATCCGGGGTGTTTTGCAACACGCCGCAGATGAGAGAGGTCGCGGTTCCTGCGAGGTCAACACCCGTCGAGGTGAGTTTGGTGATGTAATACTGCTTTGCGGACAGGTCTGCATCGGAGACGAACGATCGCTCCATGCCGTGTACATTTTGAGACATAAGGTAGTGAGTTAATTTATTAGTTTGAACCCGCTGAGAGCGCCTCTTCGTAGCGCTTCTTCAGATCAGGCTTTTCGGAGTAGACTTTTGCGAGTGCCGCAGAGTAAGTGAGCTTGCCTTCAGACGCTTTGATAGCGCCCTGGACTGCATCCTCAACCTCCTTGGCTACGCCGGTCACGTCGGTGCCGCCTTGCGCACCTCCGTCGCCGATCTCGTCGAAGCTCAACACGGCCTTGGGAAGGTTGTTGACGATATTACGGAACTGGTCGCGCTGCTTTTCACTGAGCGAAAGCATCAGCGTCACGACAGCATCCTTTTGCTTTGGCAGAACGCGTCCATCCTTGTTGGACTCCGAAAAGACGAGCTTATCGACTTCCGCCGCCAGTTTCATCTTCTCGACCTCTGCGAAGGCTTTCGCACCCTTATTTGCCATTTCCCGAAGCGCTGCTGCCTCTGCCTCAGACATCAGGATCTGCTTGCCCTTCTTGCCCTTCTCTGACGCCTGCACTCCGTCACCAGCGCCGCCCTCATCGTTGCCGTCGCCGTTGCCAGCGCCGTCCCCGGCTCCTTCGCCGCCCTCGCCCTGGCCGCCTTCCGCAGGGATCACGCTTTCAAACGTGGCCTTCTGCTCGTCGGTAAGTTCGCCTTTGTGCTCAACCAAAAATGCCTTCTCATCTGCGGAAAGGTCTTCTGGCTTTTTGGCTACAATGTCATTCAAATTCATAGTTTGGGAATTAAATTGCTTCATAATGCTCGGCTCGCTAAACGCGACCACTGGTGATAGCTCCTTGAAGTACGGCTTGTTCGTCAGCGCTCCGCCAACCAACACGTTGTCGTATTTCTCACCTGTTTCTGGGTCGGCGTACGTCTCGTAGAACTCGGGCGAGAAGTACTTGAATGCTCCATCTGACAGGAGCCCCTTTCCCTCTGCCGTCCACTCGACGAATGCCCACAGACCGTTCACACCGCGGTCAATCAACTCTTTGAACCACCCGATTGCCGGCAATTCACCACCCGACATGCCATTGTCATGCCCTGCGGTGATGGGAATGTCCCTGCGGACGCCAGCCTTGAAGTTCGTGACGAACTGGCTGACGTCGGCCGAGGTGATCTCCATCTCGCCGTACACCGGATGGTCCCACTTGCCCGTGGGGACAATGTGTATCTCATCCGGAATGGCAACACCCGCGCCAGCGTCACTGAAGAGCTGGATCGGAAATGCGATTCGCTTCTTGCTATCGCTTTGTTGCTTCATCCCCCTATCATACAGCCAGGGTCAAGCTCCGGCGGCGCGCATGGTGTTGATAACTAGCCGTCGGTGGAGCGCCGTAAAGAAGCATTGGAGGGAAGATGACGATGCGTCATGCCTTAACAGCAGCGGGGGTAATTGTCGCTCTTACACTCCCTTTTGAGTCTAGCGCTCAAACTGACAAGCTGCGGACCGTGTTCGATCGGGACATGCTTGGAGCACAGGTGACTTATCTGGAACATTACGTTGGGCCGGCATGGAGGATATATCCCGGCGTCCGCATCTACAAAGTTAGTGGCTGCGAGGTTACTGTTGGCGTCAAAGATAACGAAGTTCGATATTTTCACATGATGATATCCAACAAATGTCAATTTGACCTTACGAAATTCTCAAATAACTATAAATTCCCGAAGCTTTTTGGAATGACGTTTGGGCAATTCGAGCAACCGTATATATCTGGTCAGTTCCAAGCATCCTGCCTTTCTCTGTGTGGCAACGCCGCTGATCCCGTTGTACGAGAATTCTATCAGGGACCTCATGCAGAGGATTTTATCCAGATAGCCCCCGAAGTTGTGCTCGCAAGTGGTGCGGCTTTAGATGCGGCGGTGATATGGAGCAATATAATGCAAAAAAACATCGATCAAGACTACGTTATCGATACGAAGTTTAACTGCGATGGCCAATTTGATGCCTTTGCCCATAAGCTGTTTGCAAATGTCCCTATTACTGCCATCACAGTGGGATATGACATCCCGGCTATAGCACCGGGATGCGGCAGACGGTAGGCACAAGTTACTGCGTTGGATCGGCGGCCTGCTTGTCGATACGACGCTGGGCTTCCTTGGCAGCGGGCGCATCCTTGCGCACCATCGGCTTTTTCGGCTGTATGAGGTCGTTGACCGCATCGCCAAAGCGGTCACGCACAGCCTTCGGTATCCCACCAATCGGCGGTAGCTCGGCCTCGTCGTTCTTGATCGCCACCCAGATGCCACGGCAGCTCGAATGGAAAATGGTGTTCTGGGCGAAGCTGTCGTCGGTCGCCACAATGCGGCCGTCCACCGAGAGGCAGAAGTTGCAGGTGTGGGAGTCGAGTATCTCGGAGCGCTGAAGGCCGTGGATGTCCGGGGCATTGTTGGTGAAGACGGTGTTGCGGCCGTGGTTGATATAGCCAGCCATCAGGATGGCGCTGGCATCTGAGGTCAGCGCATCAATGGCCGCCTGGGCTGCCGCGTCGGCCGCTGCCAGCGCCACAGTCACCGAGGTGCCTTTGTTAAGCGCCTGGACGTAGGCGTTTTTGCTGTCGCCGGTTATCTCGGCAATCTGCTTGTCCGCGATGGTGTCGGCCTGGATGTCGATCTGCCGGAGGATGTCCATGGGGTTGGCAGGTGCCTCGACGCCCATCTCCTTGGCTGCGTTCGCCTTGCCGTAGGTATAAGCCGTGGTCATGCCCTGCTTGATGATCCGAGCAAGGTCAGCCTGCACCTTGAGGGTGGCGTCCTTGATTGCAGCGGTATCGCCGGCGTGGGCAGCCTTCGTGAGCGCCTTCATGTAGCTGTTGCGGGCCTCATGAAGCAGGGCTTTGGTCCGGGCATCGAACTCCGCCTCCAGCTTGTCCATTTGGCGCTGTAGGGCTTCGAAGTCGACTTTCCCCTCGGCAAACGTCAGCTTTCGGTATGGCTTAAACGTGTCGTCCTCGGCGAACGACTGCCGATCAGAGTTTTTTTTTAGCCACGACACCAGTTCGCTCATCTCGGCCGCGTCCTGGCCTTCAAGCGCCTGGTCGGCTGCGGGTGCAGTCGGGTCCGGTTTGCTCGGGTCGGTCTTGACCGGCAGGGTGCGTCCTTCCTCGTTCGGATCACGCTCGGGAAGCGAAAGTAGCTTACGGAAGTACTGCTCATCATTATCACTCGGAATTATTGCCCCCGTTGTTGTCAGAGTTTGATATGCACCAGACAATTTTGCCACATCGGTATCTGTGATGCCCTCGTAGGTAAGCGTTGGGTACTTCCCTACGTTGTCGAAGTTAAGGTCGACCAGCTCTTTGATGCCTTTGTTAAATGCGATAGCCACTCCATCCGCCACGGCTTCGAGAGATTGTAGGAAGAGGTCGGAGTGATCCTGGGAGACGGCACGGCTGCCACTAGCACCCTTGGCACCGCCGCCAAGCTCCAGGAACTGGGCGAGCACGGCTTTCAGAATCTCTCGGTTGTGGTGGCTGATAGACGACTCCGGGTCGCGGGTCGTCTTGGCCATCATGTCCTTGAAGCCAATCTCGTAGTCGTGTGGCTCGACGATGAACGCCTGGGAGTTTGCCCGCAGGTTCTTGAGGATCGTCTCTGCCTTCGCGCGGTCCGTCTCGGTGTAATTTTCAGGTAGCTTGGCATATGGAACGCCGAGGCCCTGACGCTCGAAAGCGATGGCGTCGATTTTATAGAAATTGTTCTTGATGAACCAATGCTTGTAGGCGGCACGGAGGATGGACGTGCCATCCCAGTTGTCGCCCTCCATCTCATTGACGACAACGATCAGCTTCTCCATCGGTATCTCGACGGTCGTGCCGTCGCTGCGGAACTGCGTGACGCCCGGCTGGTCGTTTTCGATAGCCCATTTGTAGATTGAGCGCGGCATGCGTGGTGCGATCTTGCTCCACACGATGTAGGTCTTTCCTCCCTCCTGGCGGGTGGTGAACACCTTCTCGAACACCATGAAGCCGAATGGCAGGGAGAGGAGTGCCTGCCGTAGCAAGTCCTCCCAATCGAGTGCCTGCCACTCAAACATCGCCTTTTGGACGAAGTCAGCTATCTCCTGGTCCGGAGCATCATCGCTGGCTGGCTCGATGTACCATTCGGCGGCCCGGATCGGCAGAGTGGTGGCCAGGATCGCTGCCTTCACCGTCGCGTCGGACTTGCGCATCTCGTCGTACACGTCGATGCCGGCTTGGCCGCGGAGCTTGGGGTTGTACTCCTCGTTGATGATGCCGGAGAGAATGCGGGTGCCGCTGTCGCCGATCTCCAAGCCTTTCTTGGTCGTCTTGATCGGGGCAGTCGGTTCGGCCGCCGTGCGTGAGAGATTCAGCTCATAGCCGAAGACGTGCATGCGCCAATCATATCACGAGCGTTTCTAAAACTGCTCGTCAAGCAGCCCGCCCGTGATGGTTCTGTGGACATCTCGCTCGGGGGGCATGTCTTTCGGCATGGAGCTGGCGACCTTGCCGAGCGGCCAGCGCTTCAGCGCGAGCATGCTGGCGTCCGGGATATGGTCATCCTCCTTGGCGGGCTTGTCGTTGTTTTTCTGATAGTGATAGCGCTTGTGTTGCCAAATGGCGGTCTTGAATTTGGCGGGGATGCGCAACAGGCGCCGTTGGAAGTAAGCGCGGTAGTTTCCGAACATTCCTTCGAACGTGTCGGTTCCCATGCTGCCAAACTTCTCCGCGCCGAAGGACACCTCGATCACCGCGCATCTCCAGTCCTTCCCTATCAGTGCCTTGTTGACTGCCGCTCGAAGGTCGGCGTTCTCGAAGGGGTGGGAACTGTCAGCGTGTATGGTCGGTATCCGGTAGGTGAGAACGTCCTGCACGATCTCTTTGATGATCTCCGCCGAGCGCACCTGGGTGTAGACCCGGTTCTCAAGCTGCACCTTCACTCCATCTTTGTGGCTCATCCACGGCGTCCAAGCGGTCATGCCCTGGAAGCCCCAGTCCAATCCACCGCACACATCCGCGCCGGCTTGATAGGCGTACGGCCGCATGTCGGCGACCGTGCAGGCGTCCACGTCCTCCGGGTCATTGACCAGGCCGGCGGTCGACGGGCGCGAGCCCATGCACTCCACGTCAAACCAATCGAGGGACGATTTTTCGCGCCACATCTGGATGACGCTGTGGATGGACACCCAACCGTCCGGGTCGCCGGTCCTGCCTTTGGCACGAGCCCGCAGCAGCGCCAGGTCGGGGATTTCACGGTTGAGCTTCTCATCGCTCCAAATCGCTGGATCAAACTCTCGGCAAACGTCGAAGATGTCCCACGAGAAGCGCACATAGCCGAGCGCCTCGGCGTTGTCCCATATCTCCTGAAATAGCCCGAATATCTTGTGGAAGGTGGAGGCCAGAATGATGAGGGGGTGCTGCGATGGCATGACGGACGGAATGGCGGACAGCGCCAGCTCGTCCTTCACCTCGCACATCTCGTCGATCAGTAGTGTGTCGGGGTGCGGGCCGCGTACTTGCTTCTGCGAGGCAGCCACCGCTTTGAAGTAGTTGCCGCGGTCGGTCTCCGTCTTGGATATCGTCGGTTCCTTGGCTAGAGACTTCAGTATACCCATGGTCGAGTAGCAGTAGCTCACGAAGTAATTGTAAAGTTCTTGCGCCTGCGTAAGCGAACCCCCGAGGTCGATGGTATTGCGAAGTTGAAGGTACCATTTCACGAACCCGAGGCCAGACAGCAGTTTTGTCTTACCGCCTCCGCGCGGGCCTTTCATGATAAAGCGGGTTGCAGGGTTCCCCTGTAGGTCCTGGCCCTTCCAGATGCAGGCAAATATGATCCGAAGCTTCTTTGGGAAGCGGAAATCCGGCTCAATGGTTTTGAGTAGGGTAATGGGCTTCTCGCCGTAGCGACGGCGGATGCTGACTGCATCGCTTAGGAGGACATTACGCGCCTTGCGTAGTACTTCGTCGATGTTCCTCTGCGCGGTTGATGACGGTGTTGAGGTGCTCATAAAATGCGTCTTGTTCTTCCTGGGGAAGAACTGAAATGATCGTGCGCACGTCTTCGATGTCGAAGCGCTCCAGGATGGTGGACTGGGTCTTCTCGATGATGCGGCCGCGGAGCTTGTTGAACTCCTTGATGGCCGCCACCTTGGGAGTCAGGTCGCCATCCTGCTTGATGACCTTCGCCAACTCAGCGTCGACGATCTCGTCCTTCAGCAGCGCATTGAGGAGAACCGTTATGCGAGCCTGCACATCAGCATTCTTCAGCAGGCGCCAGCCATTGGTCGCGCACACTTCATACTGCCCGCGAAAGTCCTTCTCGACGACGGGGCGGCCTTCCTTGTCGACGATCGACAGGTCGCCAAGCTCGATGTCATAGGCGGCTGCGTATGAGAGGGTCGCGTTGCCAAACGTTCCCTCGCCCTGCGCATAGTAGCGGCAGAACTTCTCACGTCTCAGGTTATCGAGAGCCTCCGTGGCATCGGTGGCGTCGGGCGTTTCCCGCGCTGCGATCTTCGGCTTCTTAGATGACATAGAATAAGGGTACCACGTTCTGCGCTAACCTATTGGGACTTCCGCAGCCCAGCCCGCATGATACCGAATGTTTCCAACGCGCCGTCGGTCATGGTAGTAGGGTAACAAGGGTGCGATGGCTGGAACGCGGATTGGAAACGAGGAACGCTAGTGGGCGAAGCGAAGCGGCGTAGAAGTTTGCTGCTCGAAGGTGGGTTTGACTGGCCGGACTACGTTGTTTCGATGCCACTCGCATTGAGCGCGCTGATCGCAGCAGAAGCCCAGGACCGCGGGAAACGAGCCACAACACCGCCGTTTCCGTTGACAGATTTCATTCGCCAATTTTGCAAAAGGCTCAGTGATAGCGATCCGGTAATCCTTCTTTACACTGATCTTGAAGTGGATTACCGCGCTGTTCAGTGCCATAGCAACGTAATTCATCGGGTACGAAGCCACGGGGGCGCCCGCCTAAACGGTTGGATGATTTGGCAGCACGCCAGATATGTCGAAGCTGAATTCCATAGTGTTTGGTGTCCGGCACAGTCGCAAGAGCTGGTTGATATAACTCCACGGTTGGACGGAGAGCTAAAGGTCGTGTTTTTGCCCGACAGGAAAAGGAAGATCACGCGCGGCTCCCGTGGCGACATCGTGCCGGCTAACCACACATCCATCCAAGCTTGTCCCTACATCGCGCTAAGCCGACCGATCGAGCTTCCTAGATTTGAGCTCGTGTACGACTCTGCCACTCGTGCGTACATGGACTGGCTTGGTGTGGAGTCTCTTGCTGATGATGCCTAATAAACGACCGCATAGGACGACTGAACAGGAGGCTTGCGGTGGATAAGGCTGAATTTATAAGCAAAGCTCCGCAATATTACGCCCTGGCCATCATCAGCCACCTACTGCAGGAACTGACGGCGACCACCAAGACCGACATTGTAAACAGCTTCGCTCAACCTCACGAAGATGATCCAGATGAGATTTACTACAGGGTTTCCGAAGGTAGGATGCTTGACTTGGCAATCCGACTTCTAGTGGATCAGCGGCTAGTTACCTTAGAGTTAGATGATTTTGCGCCGCCCTTGATTGTGCCCGCGGAGGAATTTCGAACTGAATGGGAGCTTCTCTACTCGGATGCTGGCAGCCTCTACTGGAAATATGAGCGAGTTGGCAGGACCAAAAATGTATGGCTTCGGGAGGCACTCGATAATATCGTCAGAGAGGAACGCCGCCTCAATATCACGGATAGCGACTTCGATAAGCCCGAGAGAGAGTGGGAGCCAATTCCCCTTGATCGAGGCAGCCCCGAGCTTGCCAAGGTTGTCGAGACACTTGAAGAGACGGTCAAGTTAGCCCGCAATGACAATGGTTACTCGATCCATGCGCCCGGAGAACAAGCAGTCGTAATCGACGGGTTGACCTCTCTCGCCGCGCGGTTGAAAGAAGCCGATACTATACCAGCAATCTATATAAGGACCGGAATCGAACATTTGGGGCGCCTCATTCGGCGCTTCGGTAAGGCGGGACTCGGTATAGCTGCAACGCTCGCTTGGGAGGCAACAAAGGATTGGATCAAGAAGCGTGGAGGGGTGTTGTTCGATCTTCTCTGGTCACTGTTTTAGGAAGGCAGCGGCCGGTTCCACCCGCTCGCGATCAGGCAGCATCGCTTTCAGAGCTACCTCTGCAAGCTTCCAATCTGATGAGAATGTGCGATGTGGCCGCCAGCTATCGGCCTCACACCTATCCCATAGAGCCACACGATCTGCGGGCAGGAGCGTGCGCATCAGCGCGTCGTACTGTGCCTTGTTGCGATTGCTGCCGAGGGATTTCCAAGCGTGGCAAGGGCGGCAGACGCACACCACCAACCGGACATCCGCGAAAGTGGCCGAGTTGGCTCGGGTGATTAGGTGGTCCGCCTGTAGGACCACTCCAGGGACGCCAGGAAGGCCGTTGCAGCGGCGGACATCTCTCAATAAGCAACCCCCATCTCGTTTAATGACAACTTGACGAAGCAAATATTGAATGCGTTCCTTGATCTCTGCCGTATCGGAGTGCCCGGCTATGCGGATGCGGGTTTTGGACCGGAGCGGTGTACGTCGTGCAAGTGGGCCGCCGCGTTTCATCGTCTCATTCTATCACGACCACGCCATCGTATCGGTGACCAGCCGTCCCTATCGGAATAGGGTGGTGTAGACTGGAGGTCCCATTCTCAGATAGTCGGTGAATGTTGTCCCATCACCACTTCGGACTGATTCTATATCGTCCGGCAGTATCAGGTTGTCGTTGTTCCCTGCCCCGCAGAACGGACCTTTCTCTTGAGTGGAGTTGGCCTGCATCACGTAGATGCAGTGTCCCCCGAACCAGAAGTCAGGCTTGCAGTACCCGCCTGGGTTTACGACCTGTAGTACAGGGCCGTAGGTGTGGAGTGTCTTTGTGCCTGGGCACTGTGCAGTATCCTGGCTAGCCCAAGGTTGCTCCAGAGTCGGGAGCTTGGGTCCGCTGGGTCCATACGCAGGAAGATTTGGCAGCGTTATTGCGCTAGCCAGGACCACGACACCAGCACCGACTGCGTTCCGAAGCCATGGCACAGACGTGGCCGAAGCAATCACTCCGATCGCCACCACGACACCAGTCCATAGCGGCACTATCCAAAGAAGGTGCGGAGCGACAAACGCGAGATAGATGCCGACACCGGCGACTATCAACAAGACTTTGGCAATCCCGCCACGAAGCTGCGGGATGATCGTTCTTACACTTTCAACCAGTTGGTCAACCGCCTTGAAGAGCCGTATCTGCCACATGGACGGGACCCCACACGTTCTTGGTTCGAACTCTACTGGGTCGATCCGTTAACTGTCACGTATTGAAAAGAAAGAACCCCGCCGTAGCGGGGCTGGAGAGTGATCCCCTAGCTATGCACGTATCCGTCCACTTCTATCCCCACGAACATTCCGCAGAATTGAATCATGGCGACAGCGGGCTCACCGAACAGGGGGAACACCCTGCGACGGAAGGCCAGATAGGAAGCTGAACCGTCCGGGTTGCCCTTGTAGAGATCGTAGACGGCGCGCTGCTGCACCTTGTTGAGGCGCATGGTCAGTGGACCGCCTCGCAGACACCGTCGATGATCCGGTGCAGCTTCGGCGTTGCCTGCGGGTTCTCGATCACGCGGCCGTTGAGGGCGAACGTGACGGCGTTGAACAGCCGCCACGCGTTCCGGTCGTCCAACTCGGGGAAGCTCGGCGTCTCCCACTCCTGCACCACGTCGGCGATGCGCTGCACGCCGATGATGCCCTCCCGATACATGGAGAGGATGGCGTGGTCGGCGGCTTGGTCGGTGAGCTGCGCGTGCTTGTAGCGATTGAACGTCGCGTGCTGCTGCTCCCGATGAAGAGCCAGCGGCTCGATCAGCTCGCCGATCAGGCCGGGCAGATCGCGCTTCAGGTTGGCGGTATGTCGCCGCTTGATGACCTGGTCCGCGATGAAGGCCAGGTTGTCGCAGACGAACACCCGCGAGCCGAAGCCGATGCCCACCGGGAAGGCCCGGTCGTTCGAATTGCGCACCCCGACCGTGTCCTCGTAGCCCGTATAGGTGCTGCGCAGCGACAGGAGGCCGAAATAGCGCATGCCATCGGGCGAAACCCCATGGTGTTCGGCCGTCACCTCGTGGCCGTACATGCCGAGTGTCGTCTTGAGAAGGTCGACCACCCGAAAGTGGGGGATGGGGACGTGGGAGGACGTTGCCTCCGGCGTCGCCACCTGGCGCAAGCCGTCGTAGTCAATGGTCTCGGCGCCAGCGTGCAGCATCAGGGTCATTGGAAGCCTCCATGTGTGAAAGAACTAGCTTCCTAAATGTACCATGGTCGCTATGGGCAACTGCGGTGATATTGAATAGGCATCTGATACACGGCAAAGTATTTTCACTACATATTTTGGAATCACTCCATGTACACAGTGAAGCGCACGCGCAACGGCCGAGTATACGAGTACCAGCAAGAGACTTATCGCGTCGGGAAGAAGGTGAAGACTCGCTACAAGGGCAAGGTGAGCCGGCACATTCTGGCTCACGTTGAGGTGCGTGCTCTCGATCGTCTGCCCGGCAGCATCGACATGGAAGCTATCGAAAAGGAGGAGCTGGGGCGGCAGCGGGCGGTCGAGGAGCGCTACAAGGCCGGCGTGGAAGAGTTGCACCAACAATTCGGCCTCACGGTCGGCCCTTCCGATCCGGTCCCTGTGGAAAAGCCCGTAGGCGGAGCCCCGTCTAAGGATGAAGCTGCTCCCAGCGCAGCAGATAGCAGTCCTGTTGAGGCGCAAGAGGACAGCTCCAAGGGGGGAGGCACATAAAGAAAACCCCACCGAAGTGGGGTCGCGGGCTAGTAGAATTCTAGCTCGGCTATTTCCTTCTCCCGCATGAATGCGGTGAGGAACTCCAGGCTTGCGAGGGTCAGAGGTAGCAGCGGGCAGACAACATCCGTGAGGTTGTTGTCCCACGCCCGCAACACGTCACGTGGGGTCTGCACCAGGAACAGTGTCCCACCATCGGCAACTCGGTGAAGGTTGAAGAACGGTGGCGGCACGAAGTCCTTGGGGTACTGGATGTCCGGCTGTTCGCCCTTCAGCGCCAGACCCATGAACGCCAGCAGTTCCTCCTTCGCATCATGCACCGGCAACGTGAGGCGTCCGCGGTTGAGACCCTTTCCGCAGTAGCCGCCGTCGAAGTCGCGGATGGTTGCCTCGGGTACGCCGCAGTCCTTCAGCGCCACGTGTGCGGGGTCAAGACTTCGCTGATAGGCAAGCGGGTCGAAGCCAGCCGGCTTGCGCTCCTGCGGGCCTTCTGAGGCTGCGGGAGCGTTGTCGGCGGGTTTGCCCCCACCGTTGACCTTGAAGTGGTCTGCGATGAGCTGCGCCGCGTCACGAGGGCCGACACGCTTGAGGCGAGACACCAGCTCGATGCAATCGCCACCCTGCTTGGGCAGCTTCTTACATTCGGAACAAAAGCATATCCAAGCGTTCTTGGCAGGCGTCACGATGAAGGCGCGAGCCTGTGTGCTCTGCGAGATAGGGCAGGTGCCGCGCAACTGCTCTCCTTGTGGGGTGAGGTTGAGCTGCAACATGCCCAGCACGTCGACGATAGGAACTCTAGCTTTCAGCTCGGCGAAATCGACCATTAAAACCTCCTATGGTACTGCCTTGATAATAGTACCACTACTCAAGGATGTTCATTGGAGGATGCCCGGCGCGAATCCAGCACTCATTACCAAACATCATAGTAGGTGGGGTTATTACGGGGAAGCGGCCAAAGTTGGGAGCGCACTGGAATAGGTTGGTGGTATTCCCCTTGCCCTCGGTGATTTTCATCAGCGAGGCGATGATGGTCCGCATGTGCGCCGCGTCTGTGGTGACGTGCAACACCAACGCTCCCTCCGCCGTACCGAGAAAGTCCTTGTAGATCCCGCCGCCAATCAGCCTGCGGTATTGCAAAAGCTTCCGTCGATAGCTCCGGGCTTTGAGGTTGTTGACGTTAACGCCTTCCGTCTCTCGGTCAGCCTCAAGGAAGAAGTGGGTGCGGATGCCATCGGGATACTCAATGGCGAAGACGCTATCAGGGCGCAGAGGCCCTTCGTAACGCTCCCCCTCGAACGTGATGGGAACCTCGATCGATAGGTTTTTGCCCTGAAGCACCTCCCGCTTCGGGATGAACCGCAGGCCCTGTGCGCGGCATGCAAGCTCGATCGAAGCGGTGATACAGGCGATCATATGTTGGTGCCAAAAGTTTTGCTTCTCGTGGAGCTGGTTTGCGGGCCGCTCCTCTATGAGTCCGGCGTCAGCGAGTAGTCGCCATGCGCTGAGCTTGTTGGCATAAACGACAGTCTGCTGCCGAAAGTCGGCCGTCTGCGTCTGCTGCCAGGGCTTCTCCAGGTATTGGCCTCCGTGAGGGGCGTTGTCCTCGTGGTAATAGTCCCGAAGGCGTTTGAGGTATCCGGTGCGATCCTTTAGCGGCGGATCAAGCAGGGCGAAGAGATATGCGCTGGAAAGCGGCCCGTGGTTGTCCAGGGTCAGGAAGGTGCTGAGTGCCACCGCGCCCGGCCTGACGCACTTGCCGGTGCTCTGTGGAGCCGCAAACCGGTGTCTACGTCTTCGGAAGTCTTTGGGTCCATCTCTCATACGTCATGTAATAAAAACCATAAGTACGCTGTCAAAGGTCGCTATGACCAACGTTGGGGGAGCCTGAGAAGCGTCGGGTAGTTACGGTTATAAGGATACCATGCGATTATTTCTTCCTCCCACGCGTCACGTCGATGTTGTCGATATCGTCGGGGTCATCGGGAGGTGGAGGGGGAGGCTGACTACCTCGCCTTGAGGTACGAATAATGGGCGGTGGCTGGGGAGTCTCAGGCGAGAGGACGCCGATCAGGTTGCGGCACTCGTCCTCCCACCAAACAAGGTCGGGTATTGGAACCCGCTTTATGTGGCTTAGTTGATTACGTTGAATCCTGATAGTGTGGGCAATGCTCTTTTCAGCAGCGTTCAGCTTGCTACCGACCCGATCGATGTCCAACGTTCCATTCTCAGCTTGTCCCCCATTCCGTTTGATAGCCTGCTCGAAAAGCCCCCAAAGCAGTCCAACGACGGCAAAATGCTCCTCCAGGCTGAAAGCTGGACTATCGGCCGTCGCTAAACCCTGAAGACGGTTCTGGTTCGCCCGCCGCAGCCGTCGGTAGTCCGCCTCGGACATCATTGGATAGGTGTCCAGTTTCAGGAACGGCAGCTCAATCGTGATCGAACGCCCGAGGTCGCGTGTGTAGCAGGCGAACGTGGCTGACTTGGCATTGTCGCCACCCTGCTTCTTGTGCCCGCGAAGAAACTCCGGTGCGGCTTCCATGTCACCAGCCAAGGCGCGGGCATCATCCTGCGAAATAGTGCTCACAAGCTTGATCGCGGTGTTCGAGATTACGGTGCCGGTGTACGGCGCCATCTGCCCAACGTCCTGGAAAGCCATCGTGACGCCCAAGCCGTACTCGCGCATGGTCGTAAGAATTTGCTCTATCTTGTGGTCCACGTAGGGTTTGCACTCGTCTATAAGCAAATATGCCTGCCGGCGTTGAGCGCGGGGAACCTCTGCACGTTCAAGGGCAGCACTTACGACGCGGGATATGATGTACCGACCAAAGAGCGGAGATAAGTCACGCAGGTAGTTCACCTCCGTAGATACCAAGATGATCTTCCCGGCGTTCAACGCCTCGGCAAGGTCCACCGTATTCCGGGGAGCGCTGAACATGCGATCAAGCGTTTGGCGGGTGATAATCTGATTTAACCGATCCCTGACGCCGCTGCGCGTCTCCGCATAGGTTGGCTTTTCGAACTCATTAAGGAGGATGCGCTTCGCGCCATAAGGCAGGCGCTCGATCTGAGCACGATAGGGCTTCAAGTCGTCGATGGCCTCAACAAGCGTATGGAGCGTCGCTCCTTCAATGCGCATCATGAGTTGGATCAACGGGATAAACAACATGCCCATGCGGCTGGTTAGTTCACTCCCCAGAAGCATCCCAAAGAAGTACATGAAGTTGTCTACGATATCGTTGAGCAACTGCTCCCCAACTGCGGGGTCGCCATGATCAAGCCGTTCGACATTCACGTCGAACATGTTGAGGGCCGGCCCATCGCGTGGGTCAATGATGATAAGGCGATCATGGAGCCGCCCGCCCGGCTTAAAGACATCAAGGTGGGCAATGCGCTTGATCATCACATTTTTGGAGTCGATCACCACCATGCCCGGTGGATCGTCCTGCGCAAGGTCGTTGGTGATCATCGTCTCAAGGAACTGCGTCTTCCCGCCTCCTGAGCCGGCGATGATCACAGCGTGCTCCCCGCGCAACTGACTGCGAAACCCGAACTCGCAGGGAAGCCGAAAGAGGTACTGATGCTCCAGACCGGCGAGATACAGGTCTACGATCTCGTTGCCGTCGCCGGGGTAATCAGCGGGGTAGATTCTCACGCCATTTTCGAATTGCTTGGTGCTGGTTAGCTTGTGCCTGGTTGCTACTGCCACATTGCGCGACCAGGTATCCCGTACGGCTCGGCCAAGTCCCAAATTGACGAATTCTTCCGAGAAAAACGG